GACGCATGGGGTGGCGATGCAGGATTTTCATGGAGTCGTGCAATAGTTGAAAGAGAAAAAAATAAAACAGAAAAAGCGTGGATTGGAAGCGCTTTTAGTTTCAAAAAGGGGTAGATAAATGGATGATTTAACCAAAGAAGAGTTAATGCAATTATTAACATTCTATAGACAAAGCAAATCTGATCTTGAATTAAATTTGCTACAAACACAAATAAAGTTAAATAAGGCTATTAGTCTTGTAACTAAAGATATTCCAGTTCCAGCAACAAAAAAAGTTATTGACAAAAAAGAGTAGCAGTGAACTCTTTAAAAATATTTTTCTATACTTTACCAGCAGCCTTGACATTCATTGTTGTTTGGTCTATAATTAAAGTATCAAGCAAAGATAGGAATATATTTTTAAAAAAGATTACATATAGACAAAGTAATATATATGAAATTATTAAAGATGTTATTCCAAAAGAAATGTTTGATAAACCAAAAGTTATAACTCAGTCACAAAAACATGTTCAGAAAAACATGTTAAAGGTTGTTATAACTGAAGGAATGGCATATTGGACAGTTGACAATGTGTTTTATACTGCTAACTCTATCAATGGAAGAATAGATGAAAGTACTATAAAACCAATAGATATGTACTCTATGCCAAAAAAAGAATTAAAAAAAATGATGGACATCTTAGATGATTTAAATAAAGGGGTTGGGCCAAATGATAGTAGCAGTGCAGGGGACGACAGAATTTAAAGACTATAATGTCTTTCTTCGTGCGATGAGCGTTGCTTTGTCTACCATGAAGGAAGATGATCAGGAATTTATAATTTATTCTGTTGGTCCATTAAATATAAATAATTTTGTTTCTGAGTTTTCAAATTTGTCTGAAAGAGGCATGAAAGCAAGAGGAAAAAAGATTAAGTTTTATAATACTGCTCCAGCATGGCTAGATAAAAATATGGATCAGGTAAACTATTTTGCTTTTTTAAGTAAACCAAATGAATCAAAATCTAGATTAGTTTATTCTGCTGAAGCAAAGAATATTGAAGTTGGACTTTTTAGATACTAGGGAGAGACATGTTTATTAGAAGTTTAAACACAATGGAAAAGATTGTCAATAAAAATGATAACCTATTGTGGAATGGTTGGGACGTAATTGATTTAAAAGAATCAGACGTTGCTAAAACATCAGTTAATGGAATTAGAATAAAAGATAAGTGGTATGTCCACAAAGTTTATAAACCTGGTCGTGATGGTTGGGATATCCCTAATAAATATAGGGAGTAATCTTGAAACAGCATTTGTGGAAAGACAAGGCATCTTGTTTAGGCCTTGAAACAAACCTTTATTTTGAAGAATATGAGGACAAATTAGAACTTCGTAATGGAGTAGATAAAATTTGTATGCAATGTCCCGTTAAAAAAATATGCTTTGCAAATGGTATATCTGGAAAAGAATGGGGTGTTTGGGGTGGAGTATACTTAGAAGGTGGAGAAATTTCAAGGGAATTTAATAGACATAAGTCAAAGCAAGACTGGTCTAATACATGGCAAGCATTGACAATGGAATAGTACAATATGGAAAAAAAACTATTAAATAATCTAGATTTAATATCTATTTCTGGTTGTGGTCATTCTGGTACTACTTTAACGGCAACTATTTTAGGTGTGCATAAAAATTTGTTGCTTATACCAATAGAAACAAAAATGTTTATTGATAAAAATTATGATATAAATAATTTTATATTAAATAATTATTCAGGTAATGAAGTTGCTGTAATAGAAAAAACTCCAAATCATATATATTTTGTAGATAAAATTAAAGAAGAATATCCAACTGCAAAATTTATATTTAATATTAGAGATCCAAGAGATATTGCAGCATCTTTATATGCCAGATTTAATGATTGGGACAAATCAGTAAATAGAGTTAAAAAAGATTTTGAATATTTAAAAATATTTAAAGATTTTGGACATTTAATTAAATATGAAGACATTGTTAATAATTTTAAAAACACGTTTATTGATGTTTGTAAATATTTAAATTTAGAGTTTGATGAAAATATGTTAAAGTATTATAATTTTGCACCAAACTGGTATAACGTCAAAGAGCCTAAAGAAATTAATATACCAGATGGTCCATATGTCATGCATCAACCTACTAATAATCAAATAAGACGATCTTGGCAAGTAAAACAGCCAATATTTGACGGAACAGGCAGATGGAAAAAAGAATTAAATGATAAACAAATAGATGATATTATAAAAAATGTAGGAGATATCGCAAATACTTTTGGATATATTTTATAATGAGAGGATATACATGATTATACAAATAATTGGTTTACCTGGATCTGGTAAAACAGAATTAGCAAAAGCACTTAAAGATCGTATTAATGCTATACATCTTAATGCAGATGAGGTACGTGCAACAGTTAATTCTGATCTTGGATTTACCGCAGAAGATCGCATAGAGCAAGCACGACGCATGGGAGAGATGGCAAGGCTTATTGCTAAACAAGGAGTTGCCCCAGTTGTTGTGGATTTTGTTTGTCCAACAGAACAAACTCGTGAGGCTTTTGGTAAGGCTGATATCCTTATTTGGATGAATACAATTGAAGAAGGACGTTTTGAAGACACCAATAAAATGTGGGAAATTCCAAAAAGTTATTCCTGTGCCTTTAACAATCATGAGTTAAATGCTTATGAAAAAACAACAGAAGTTATAGCATTGTATAACTTACACGATTGGTCTGCTCCAACAACCTTGATGCTTGGAAGATATCAACCTTGGCATGAAGGACATCATGCTTTGTATTTGCAGGCTGGAATGAGAACTAATCAGGTATTGCTTGGAGTGCGAAACACATACAATACAAGTGAAAAAGATCCACTTACATTTGATCAGGTAAAAGAATATATTGCCAAAGATGAGTTTATGGATGGTGCAATGGTATTACGTTTGCCAAACATTACTAACATTGTGTATGGCAGAGATGTTGGATACAAGATTGAACAAGTAGATTTGGGGGCAGAGATTCATGCTATTTCGGCTACTGAAAAACGTCGTGAACTGGGCATCTAACATTGGCCAAGGAATTGCTGATGCAGAAGAAGAGTTTGTTAAGGGTATGTTTGAGAAAGATGTAAAAAATGAAAGTAACTAAGGCTAGATCTTTTGTTAAAGCATTAAGTTATCGCATATGGGGAACTCTATCCTCTGTTGCTGTTGCTTATGTTATTACAAAAAATGTTTCACTTTCTATAACAATTGCATTTTGGGAAACTGTAGTTAAAATATTTATTTATTATGCACATGAACGTGGTTGGAATTACATTCAGTGGGGAAGAAAATAATGTATACAGATTCTATGCGTAGGGTTGTACATAATATTCAAGCACCAAAAGGTTTTGGGGTTAATATTATTGACAATGAACACTTTCTTACGATAAAATTAGATGAGAAGCAATTTGTAAAAATGTTTCATGATGAAAAAATTAAAGCACTTCAATATGTTGTTAACCTAAAGAATGCTTTAGAACAAAATGGTGCAATAGTATTAGTTACAAGGGAGGCAGTAACAGAATGAGCAAGGCATATTATACAAAAGAAATGTGGGATGCGTTTAATAATATTGAGTGTCCAGGTGGATTTCATATTAAGGTTGAAGATAAACTATTTTTCTTAAAAGTAACTGTTGATGAAGAACAGTATAACAATATGACAGAAGAATCAAAACCAGTCGTATATGGATATCTTAATGAAGTTAAAAAAACTTTAGAAGATCTTGGCGCAAGTGTACTATTAGTTCAGGAAAAGTGGCATGGTTAAAAAAATATTAAATTTACTTATTTGTAAAATTAAAAACCATAACTTTATAGATGCTGGATCATGTCCCTTTACTGGCAAAAAATATAATGCATGTACAAGATGTGAAAATTTGGTAGCAGTATGAAAAAAAGATTACTTGTCTTAATAAGCATTGTTGGCATTTTTATTATATCTGGTGTTGCTTTGTTTGCATCAATATCAAAATCTTTTGATGGCATAAGCCTAGATGATGACGATTGGGATCTGTAGTGATTGAGAATGTAGTACAATAGAATTATGGAAAAAGGGCTTTTGATATTTTTTATAACACTAACAGTTTCTTTTGCAATAGGGTATATTTCGGCAATGCAAAAATTAAAAAAGGTTAACTTTTCTTTAGCAGAACTATATGTTGCATATACAATGCTTGAAGACTTAAACAAAATTAAATTTAATGATGTTGATCAAAATGAAGACTCACTTCATAAAGAAAACTTTATTAAATTTTTATCTGACTCTCGTGATTGGGCATTTGAATATATAGAAAATTCTCAAAAAACTATTAAACAAGTTGCAGAAGAATTAAGCAAAGATGGTTTTGAACAACAATCAAAAAAACTATTAGAGTTATTACCAGAAAAGGTTGCAGAATAATATGAAAGAACTTATACTTTCAATACTAACAGGTTTTGGATGTGGCATTATATTTGCTGCATTCAAATTGCCAGTACCAGCACCTCCAGTTTTTGCTGGGGTAGCAGGCATAATAGGCCTATGGTCTGGCTACGCTATACTAACAAAAGTTATATCCTAGGAGGAATAATGAATAATATACTAAACGATAAAACAAAGGCAATGCTTGCATCATACGGACGATCTGTTCTTGGTTCAGTAATTGCACTTTACATGGCTGGCGTAACAGATCCTAAAGATCTTTGGGCTGCACTAGTTGCTGCTCTAGCACCAGTTGCATTGAGAGCACTTAATCCTAACGACAAGGCGTTTGGCGTACTGCCAAACACTGGTGCTGTTTCAGATGCACTTAGCAAGATTGTACCTGCTAAGAAGGCTCCAGCAAAAAAGAAGGCTGCTGCT